CTTAATTCAGTTGTGTCTATATCGCTGTCATCAGCGGTGTAAGTCAAATAAATAGGTGTGCCACAGATTTTCGAGGCTTTAATGACTGAGGAGAACTTACAAATATTGATAGTCACCCTAATCATGTTCTTATAATTAGTGTTTGGATATTGGTCACCATTAAAAAAGTCTTGAGATTGTTTAATGTAATTTGAAAGATTGGTATTGTCTTTATACCTTTTGTCTATCAAATAAAACTCATACGCTCTAGTAGGCTTTCTCTCAGTTGACACTTCTTCCATATGGGTAGAACTCCTCTACTTCACCAGCGAATTGTTCAATGAATTCTTCTGGTGTCATTTTTTGGTTTGGTTTTTCTTCTTTATGTTCTCCAGTAGAAGCCACTACTGGTTTTTCTTCATTAACAGGTTGTCCTTGACACTTCACTAAACGGACTGCTTCTTTAAGAAGAGGTAAATCTTCCATAGTGAGACCTAAAGAAGCCAAGAATTCTTCTTGTTTCTTCTTCTTTCTAAACTCTTTGAAGTCTTTGATTAGTCCCATATTTGGTAAACATTCCTTTCTTGAAGAGGTTCATCTTCCTCTAGTGGATCAAACGGATTTTTTGGTTTAACAGCGGTATTCACACTGACATAGGCTCTTTGTCTATCTCGACAATAGAAGAATCCGCAGCAGCTCATGACAAGGTCATCATGACTACCATTCGCAGCCTCAGCCTTTTCCTTACCACTCGCGTGTTTGACAATCTCGAAGTTTTCCATTTCGCAGATTGTTTCATAATCGCTGATGATCTCAGGGTTCTTTCTAAAGGCCACTTTGAATAGGTCAATCATGTATTGCCTATTATTGGTCTTAGTCATGAAGCCATACTTGTTCATAAACCTATTGGATAAGTCTTGAACGTCAGTGTCTTTATAGATATTGCGATAGCCCATCTTGTGGAGCATTTCTAATACGTAAGAAGTCGTATTAGTTTCGCCACTGGCCAACGAATCATCTTCAATTTCTGGATAATTCGATAAGCAGCCATTGTAATATCTGAGGAGACAATACATTTGGAAGGCACAGTCATCTATATCGACCTTGTTGCGGTGATACACAGCGACTTGTTTCCCAGTGTAGTTATCCCATATTTGAGTGGCGAAGTAGTCTTCACCACCATTCGCAGGGTCATTGACCACTACGTAAGGGTGTCCTTCTACTGGTTCTTTGTAAATCTTGACGTGTCCGGTCTTCGATTCAACAAAGCCAATCTTCATGACGGATATTCTTTCACCGTCTTCGGAGAATTTCGCCTCATAGGAGAACATTCCCTGTTTATAATTTCGAGTGTTCAATATCTGTTCGATAATCTCTAACTTCCTCTTTTGAAGAAGCTCAGCGTTGAACACTGAATTACCAGTGGTTATAAACGCTTCGACAGGATTTGACGGAAATTCCTGACGTAATTTATCAAGGTCACCGTCAAATTCCTCAAATTTCTCGTAATACCATTGACATTGGTATTCATCAAGATTCTCTTTAACTTGTAATTCACTAAGCCATGAAGGTTTATCATATAGTCTTAATTGATGAGGCTTGACGCGGTAATCACCACCGACAAACCAGCCAAAGAAGATCGCGTCATATGAACTTTCCCTCGCAAAGTCTCTATCCCATCTTCTCTTATACTCATTGACACCATTCGCGGTGGTTTCCAAGAACACCATTGAATCCAAGTTGTCATTTGACACTGTTTGGAGCAATGAGACGAGAGTGTCATGCAAGTTATCCCAGAAGGCACATTCAGAGAGATGAAGGAATTGATAAGTGCCAGAACGACCAGCACTTTCACCTTGCACCATGATTCTTACTGAACTCTTTTGACCATTCGCATACTGAACGACTAACTCCTTCGCATTGGATTTAATTCTTTTAGGTCTTAACTCCTCAGGAAGATTGTCATAGACGTAATTGAACTTCTCAAACAAGTTAGAAGCGTGTTCTGCAATGTCAGCGACTATTGCAGCTTTTCTGCCGGGCACGAATATACACCACGCAAAGCCAAAGAGATCAATGAAGGTGGAAGCACCTAATTGTCTTGCTTTAAGGTAATCCTGACGCACAGGTTTCCCTAAGAGCTTTTGCTCGCACATTGACTTATACATAACCACTTGAGGTTCGTTCATCTGGAAGAGAACTCTGTGACCATTCTTGTCCTCAATGTAGAAATACTTCTCCATGAGTTTATAGACTGGCACGTCACCAATTTTGGTGGGTATCGTCAATACGCTATCGTATATCGCTAAGGCATCTGAAGGTTTACTCATCTTTCTTAGGTGTGATGACTATGTCACCAAAGAGAGCGTCCGCACCTTTTAATTCGACTGCTTGTTCAATCTTTTGTTCACCTAAGAGTTTCGCCCATTTCTCAAGGTCAATCTTGTCTGGATTCTTCAATTCATAACCCAGTCTCGCGGCGACAAGTCTAGTTAAAACTGGAACATTGACTTTTTCACCCTCTTCTAAAGTCTCTTCGACTTCTTGACCAAGAGCCTGTCTAACAGTGGCATTAACCATCTTGTCATTTTTGATTAAATCAGCAGAGGACGCTAAAAGACCTTTGACGATTCTAACTTCATAACCTGACATAAGTGGATTCATAGACATAGCAAAC